AAGTTACAACTCTATTAACTACATTAGATCCTGAGTTAGGATAAAACCAACTAATCTCACCAAACAAATTATTAAGTCCTGCATTAATATGTTGTTTAGGAATTGTATTTATGTCATCAAAAACATGATCTTCAACTAAACACGGTAGTGATTCTAGTTGTCCACCATATTTAAAAAAACCATTTTCCGACATCCAATAAGCTGTACCATCAACTTCAACACATGCATTCTTACCAATTAATCCACAGTTAGTACCAACCTGTTCAAAAGCAAATGTAAAAGGTGCTCCAACAAATCGCATAATAAATAATGCTGTATCTGTCCAAACGTAAATTGCATTTCTACCCCTTAGTGCGCCAACGATCCGTGATCCGTCGGCCAGTCTTTGTGTACCAGCACTGTTGGTTGCTGTAGGTGTGTAGTCTGTAATATCTTCTTGAGAAGAAAATCTTATAAACATTTCATCTTGAGTTGATTTAGTACCAATTGTTGTTTCTGTTCCAAAAAATATTAAGTGTCTGTCAGGAGTAGATACTAACATATCACGTGACGCTGTTGGTGCACCTGAAATAATAGTTGCTCTTGTTGCTACAGCGTTAGCTGCGTTTGAATTCCATTCAAAAACTTGTGCATTATGTATAAGTGCAATAATTTTATCTCCAAAGTTATCTATAGACCATAAACCTGGATCTATAACTAAGTCACCTGATGCTGCTTCACCCCATGCTACATAGTCAGATGAGTCTGTAACCGTTGCTCCGTTCGAGTGAGTTGCTGCTGTTGTATTTCTTACACCTCTTGTAACTCCTGTTAATGTATTACCTGTAATACCTGTGTATGATATTTCTTCTGATCCAATCTGAACAAAGTTTGTACCTGATGATGGAAATAAAGAAGCATCACTTAATACAACAGTAGTTGTTACAGCATTAATACCACCACTTAAACTTGTAACAGCTTCTCCTGAAACTGTTCCACTCCATTGTCCTAAACCAAAACCAAATCCTGGTGCTTGTTCTGCAGGTCCAACATTATAATAAGCTTGAACTCTAATACCACCTGAGCCTGCAGCACCTGATCCTGTTTCGTTTGATGACATTGTAATCTTAATTGTTGAGGAATTTACTACAGTTGTGACCATAAATTTTTTATCATCAAAGTCTGTTGCTGTGTAATTAGAATTTGTAATCGTTGTAAAGTTATCTAAAAGAATAATGTCTCCCGCTACAAGACCATGATTTCCAGAAAAGGCTATTTCTACAACAGCTGAACCATTTGTTGTTGTAAAACAATTTGATAAAGTTGAGGTTGCTCGAATCGGGTGTATGTCATAAAACACACCACCTGTATAAGCGTATAAAATTCTGTTTGTACCAATGATTGAAAATTTGTTTCCTGATCTATTAACAATATGATGCATGGCTCTTGCTGCACCTGTCATATCATTCTCACCTAGTTGTAACCAACCGCCAATCTTCTCAGGTGTATTGTACCTAAATCGAACATTGTCACCATCAACCCATTGCCCTTCAGCTTGTGTAGGTGTCAGTTGTTTATTGAATCCAGGCAAAAAGTTTAGTTTTTGTAACATAAGTCTCCAGATTATATTAGATTGCGCTGATTATCAACGTTATTTGGGTATGCCCAACATAGGTCTTTTATCATACAAATTGGTTTTTGCAAACCTTCCATCTGCATGATTATAGTGTAAAAACACTTGTCCGCAAAGCTTTCCTTCAAAAGGCTTTCGCCAATGCTCTAATTCACAGCCAGAATAGATAAGCATATCACCAGGTTTTAGATTAACTTCTACACCTACTGGTGCACCTGGTTTTATAATACCTTTGTATTCTTCAATAACATTATCTGCTCCTGTTGGATCTAGATAGATAGGCCAGTGATCACCACCTAAACATAGTGTTGTAGAGATCTCACAACTAGGTCTATCTTTATGTCTATTTAAAATATTGCCTGTTCTATATAGTCTTGTGTAAGAATAAGTAGGTACTAATTTAAGTCCTGTTTTCTTTTGCATGGTATTAATCGTTTTAACTAATAAGACTTCCATAAGTCTATCTGCATATTTAGCATAAGATCCTGGTACTTGTTTATCATGAAAGTTACCCACTAATGGATTACCTACATGTGTAGTATAATTGTTTATCATCCAGTTATCAGCTTCTGCAGATATCTGTAAATATCTATAAGCAACGTCTGCTAACTCTTTAGATATAGCACCACGTATGACTTGGTATTTATTTTTCTTAAAACTCATATTTGTATAAAGTTAAAGGACACAGATATACGCCAGTTCTTTTCGCCTTTATCTGTATTTAAATTAATGTCTACGCCGTGAGGCAACCATGATGGAAAGAATATCATTCTTCCTTCTGCAGGTTCATAAGCACATACTCTCCATAAAGCTTCAGGTACGCCTTCAACTCTTCTAGGCATATGTGTATTGGGTCCTGGTCTTGGATCTTCTAAAAAGAGTTTACCAGAGTTCTTAGGTACTTTGATATAATACACACCTGACCATAATGAGTTAGGGTGGGTATGTGTTTTGTTATAAGAATAAGTAGGGTTAATATTAGCCCACATATTGCCTAAACCTAATTTAGGTTGTACTCCATAATCTTTGTTACATTCTTCTGCCATTTTAAATAGTTCTTGAGTAAGTGGCTGAAATTCTTTTCTTTCATTCATATCTGTTTTACTGTGCCAACCAAACCCAGAGTTTGTTTTCTTCTCTCCATCAGGATCAGCTTTCTTCCAAGCTTTGATATGTTTGAATAAATATTTATTGAGTTCTTTAGCGTTAGGTAAATCGTAAAAGTATACAGGAGTTGGAAATAATATCTTTCTATTAAGCTTCATTTTAAAGGTGGTCCTCCAAACCACATCACCATAGATCGTCTAATACCTTTTTTAACAGGAGCTACTTTGTGTCTTAGAAATGATGCAAAGAATATAGCTTGTCCTTGTTTAAGAGGTAAAGGTTTATTATCACCCATCTCTGAAAACATCAGATCACCTCCAGTAAAATCTTTAGGGTCTGATAATAATAAGGTCATAGATATTTTTCTAATAGGGTTCTGACCATCTTGACCAAAAGCATTTAGATCCATATGCCAATCATAAAAACCACCTTTAGGATATTCTGTAAACTGTGCCGGCTCTGTAAGTCTAACACCATCAAAACCAAAATGATTTAAATTTACAATAGAAAGTTGATTCTCTATTTGTTTATACATCTCAGGTAATTTATTAAAAGGTATCCATGATATTGTTGTCACTCGCTTCTTCGTATCATGTTGGCCTTTCTCTCCACCACCTACTTTGGCTACTTCAGGTTTTTGTTGATGCCCTGCATCTACAATCATCTGACATTGTTGCGGTGAAAATATCGGCTCTGTAGTTGTGGCAACATAAGATTGCCATCGTGGCATTCTTGGTATCATTCGTTTTGTCCTGATCCTGTTCTTGATGCTACTGGGTTATAATCAACATCAACATTACAAACTAAAGTTCTTCTCTTTTCTTTTGTAGAATTAAATGGATAAACACAGTGTCTCATATCATAAGGAAAAACATAAAAGTCACCTATCTTCATGTTAGGTGAATAATCTGTTTTAGAAAATTGTCCGTTAGCCGAACCAATAATTTGAAGTCTACCATTCATAGGTTTTGATTCTGCTGAATATTCTATGCCTGTATCTTTAGGTAATTTTAAACACATTACAGAAGATAGACCTGTATACAGTTTACCTTGATGAATATGCACTGGATTATATTCATTAGCTTTCATTTCATTAACCCAAACAGAATTGATATTCTTTTGTGTTGGACCTATCTTATTCCAATCTGTGTAATGATCAAAGACGGTATGAAACCATTTCAATATATCTTGTGGCAAGAAACAATGTTGGTGCATCTTGTCATTGTTAGGACCAGAATAATATAAAGACACTTCATCTTCTATTTTACCAACAAGTTGTTTAGTAGCTGAGGGTAACTGTTTCTTTTGTTTCTCATATATCTCATTAAGACCAACGAAGATCTCTAATGGAACTTGATATTTTAAAACAGTTTGACCTAAGTATACAAAGTCAAATTTCATATTATCTCAGTTTCTTTTTTTCTTTCGGTGGTTGTAACTCTTTATCTCTAATCACTCTTTCAAGTGTATCGATTTGACCTAACACGTTAAACACTTCAGGTTGTGATGTGCCTGGAGTAATAGTATTCTTTTGATGTTGTAGTCTTAACATGTAAGAATGTGCTTGGTGTGAATTAACATCTTTCTTATCAAAGTTATCATCGTCAAACTCTTTTTTAAGTTTAGACCAAGTTGCAACTTCTCTCATTCTGTGTTTTGCAACAAGTTCCATTTGAGCTTTACCATAGATCTTTTCTTCTAATTCTATTTGTTTAAGTTCAACTTCTAATGGATCTTTTTCTTTTTTGATATCTCTTTGTAATTTTTTAATTTCCACTTCATTTTTTCTAGCATCAAATGATAAATGGACTAAGTTCTCAAAGTGAGTATTTTGTTCTCTAACGGATTGCCAATACTTGGCAGCTTTCGTTGGATATTTATTATCAGACAATACAGAAAATCTCATCTCTGTTTCTGTTCTGAACATTTGTTTTTTGTGCCACGTATCTTGTAGCTCAGGTATTAATTTCTTAAACTCTTTAACATCTTCTTTATCAAGAATGTTAGTTAGGTATTTAGATTCTGTTTCTAATTTAGTTGTTATATTACGTTTTTCTTTATTCATTTCTATCCTTCTGTTAACTGTTATATATATCTTTATATTATAAAGTCAACTATGAAGTTGTTA